AGACAAGAAATTACTTTACCTACTGACCCTATACAACACATAGACAAAGAAGGTGAAATTGCATTATGTATTTTAAGTGCAATCAATGTTGGTAAGATTAATAGAAGATATGAATTAGAACCATTATGTGATTTAGCAGTTAGGGCATTAGATGAAATAATAGATCATCAAAAATATCCTGTTGTGGCTGCAGAAATATCTACAAAGGCAAGAAGAAGTTTAGGTATTGGTTATATTGGTCTTGCTCACTACCTTGCAAAGAAAGGTTATAAGTATGATCAGAAACTTGCATGGCGACAGATAGATAAATTAACAGAGGCGTTTCAATACTATCTACTAAAAACATCAAATCAATTAGCAAAAGAAAAAGGTAAGTGCGACTATTTTGATAGAACAAAATACGCAGATGGTATCTTACCTATTGATACATATAAGAAAGAAGTTGACGAGATAGTAAAAAGAGATTATACATTTGATTGGGAATGGTTAAGAAAAGAAATTAAGAAAGATGGTTTAAGACATAGTACACTATCGGCACAAATGCCTAGTGAGTCATCATCTGTTGTTTCTAATGCAACAAATGGTGTAGAACCACCAAGAGATTTTATTAGTATTAAGAAAAGTAAAAAAGGTCCTTTAAAACAAGTAGTACCTGAATATGCAAAACTAAAAAACAATTATACACTTTTATGGGATATGAAATCTAATGAAGGTTATATAAATGTTGTTTCTGTTATGCAAAAGTATTTTGATCAGGCAATATCAGGCAACTGGTCATACAATCCAGAGAACTACGAAGAAGGACAAGTACCATTATCAGTGATGGCTGAAGACTTATTAAATACATATAAGTATGGTTGGAAGACTTCTTATTATCAGAATACATATGATGCTAAGAAAGATATAGACGAACCATCACATAACATAGGTTGGACAGATAACGTGCCTGAAAAAGAAGAAGTAAAAGACGAGGAAAATTGTGAGAGTTGTACTATATAATGAAAGGATAAATTATGCAATTTGTAGCGAATATACCATACATTAAATGTTTCGTTAAGAAAGAATATCTTTACGATTTAAAAAAAGGTTACGGTGAGTTTGAAGAGTGTGTTTTACTTGCAGTTAAAAGTATGCAAGGTAGAGCGTTAATGTTTGAAGCATATCTTCCTCAATATGGTGCTTGTTTTGATAAGTTTCCTATATCTGCCTTTGTGTGGAAAACAGATATAAAAGAAGAAGAACAATTAAGACTAGGTGAACTATGCCTATGGGATGGCTTTAGTTATGATATACATATCTGGTCTAAAAGACTACTAAAAAATTGTGATGTAGAAATCTTTGTGCCTGGTAAAGGTAAAAAGAAAGGTGAATACTTATTTACAATAGATAGTAGTCACACTGATCCTAATATTCCTAATGTTAGTGTTAGTGAAGTACCAAGTGAACATAAACAACATAACTTTGGTAAGTTAGACAATGGTCAATTCTTTGCTCAACCTAATAACAGAATGTATTGGTTTGAACAAAGTTTAACACCTAAAGAATTGAAGACACCTGACTTTAATGTATCTACAAGATATTTCTTTAGTGAACAAGAAGAGAAGTGGGCATTTGGTGATAGTGACAAGTATTTCTATGAGGAGAAAAAACGAGATAAATGATTTGGTTTGAAAAACATAATATAGATCCTGAAGATACTATTAAAACAATTAGTTTTATAAATAAATACTTTGAGACAAACAAGTGCTGTGAAGAGCATCCAAAGTGTGAACATCCCAAAAGTCAAACAGATAATATGCTTTTTAATAATGATGAGGTAGGTGTATTTAGAAATAGTTTTTATAAAGCACTTAAATCATTTTTAAAAAAAGATTATCAATTAGTTTATGAGAAGGCTTGGTCGTATTTTGCTACCGAGTTGAATGATTTTACATGGCATGATCATGTGAATAATAGAGGCACTAATATTGAGAAGATTGAAGAATACTCTGGTATAATATATTTAAATCATAGTAATAGAGGAACATTGTTTGAAGATGATAACTTTTTTTGGTCTATCAAACCAAAAATTAATCATTGGTACATTTGGCCCTCACATTTACAACATACGCCACAATTAGGCAAAACCGAAAATATGAGATATGTGATTGCAACAGCAGTAGGAGTTAAAGTAGCACTAAAATGAAAACCGTATTTAACAAAGACAAAAATTTAGACGCAACAAAACAGCAAATGTTTTTTGGTCCTGATCTTGCAGTACAAAGATATGATACATTTAAATATCCTATCTTTGATAAACTAACTCAACAACAATTAGGTTATTTCTGGCGACCAGAAGAAGTATCTTTACAAAAAGATAGAAACGATTATGCTCAATTATCAGAGGCACAGAAATTTATATTTACATCTAATTTAAAGTATCAAACAATGTTAGATAGTGTACAAGGTAGAGGACCTTGTCTTGCTTTCTTACCATTTGTTTCTATACCTGAATTAGAAAGTTGTATTGTAACCTGGGATTTTATGGAGACAATACATAGTAGAAGTTATACCTACATCATTAAAAACTTATACTCACAACCTGGTGAAGTATTTGACAACATAATCAAAGACGAAAAAATAGAGAAGAGAGCGAAATCCGTAACCGAAACATATGATAATTTAATTCAATTAGGTTACAAATATCAACTTGATGGTAATACGTACAAGAGTGTTAGTGAATATGATTTAAAGAAGGCATTATGGAAAGCACTAATTACGGTTAACATACTTGAAGGTTTAAGATTCTATGTATCATTTGCTTGTTCATTTGCATTTGGTGAACTTAAACTTATGGAAGGTTCTGCTAAGATTCTATCACTTATTGCTAGAGATGAAAGTCAGCATTTAGGTGTATCACAAAAAATTATAAACAGCTATAGAAATTTTGAAAATGATAAAGTAATGAATAAAGTAATTAAAGATACTGAAAAAGAAGTCTATGCTCTTTATGATGAAGCACTTAACGAAGAAAAGCGTTGGGCGACTTATTTGTTTAGTCAAGGTTCTATGATCGGTCTATCAGAAAAACTATTACATCAATACGTAGAGTTTATCTGTAATCGAAGAATGAGAGCAATCGGACTTGAATCAAAGTATGAAACTAAAACTAATCCTTTACCTTGGACTGAACACTGGTTAAATAGTAAAGGTTTACAAAATGCACCACAAGAAACAGAAATAGAAAGTTATGTTATTGGTGGCATTAAACAAGATGTTAAGAAAGATCAATTTAAAAAGTTTAAACTCTAATGAATAGTACAAAGCACAAATGTCCTCATTGTGAGGAAGAATATAGCATTAAGTGGGAGAATGAAGATTTAGAACCTACTACTTGTCCTTTCTGTGGAGGTGACGCTTCGATTGATGAAGATGACGCAGAGTTTTTAAATAATGAAGAAGAACAAGACGATTGGAATTGATTATAGTTTAACTAGTCCTGCTATATGTGTTTGTAGAGGATCGTTTAAATTTGATAATTGTAAAATATATTATTTAACAAATGTGAAAAAATATGAAGGTGATTTTTATAATGGTAAAATAAATGGCAGACTACATCTACCCTATACCACCGAGACACAGCGACACGACCAGATATCCGATTGGGCGCTTTCTATTATTGGTACTAGTATTCACAATATTTTTATAGAAGGTTACTCGTTTGGTAGTAAAGGGTTAGTGTTTAATCTTGCAGAGAATATGGGAACATTAAAACATAAACTATATAAATTAAATAAGAGGTTTGATAGTATTGTGCCTGGTCAAGTAAAGAAGAATGCTACAGGTAAAGGCAATGCAGATAAATTAAAAATGTATGAACAATTTGTAAAAGATACAAAGATAGATTTAATGAAAGAGTTTGATCAATCTAAACTTAATAATCCAGTGACAGATGTGGTTGATGCTTTCTATGTAGCAAAGGCTGGTTATGCAAGACTTTAAAATATTAATATTAGCATATCTCATAGGGCATAGTCCTGTTGAAACACAAACAACTTTTCAATTAGAAGGTTGGTATAGAAGTATGGACGAGTGCAGACAAGAACTAGAACTAAAACTACCAGATGGCAGATACGAAGTAATAAATGACTTTGTTATACAAGGTGACTTTAAATGGGACTGGTTAGTTGCAGGTTGCAAATCAGATACTACTGGTGAAGAATACAGAATATATCCTGATTATCCAAAAGGTAAACCTGACGAACTTGAAGGTATCGAATTAGATTTAAATGAGATTAGAATATGAAGATACTAATTGCAAATGAATATCCTGATTTACTAAAAAAATATAAGGTCGAACAATTTGCTTTAAAAGATTTAATATGTATTCCGCCTGATGAGTGGTTAGAAAAAAGAATGAAAGAGTTTGGGTATGAAGATAGTTTTAAAAAACATGGTATGAAATATCCTATATCAGTATCAACAGGTGAACATGATTGGGTGTTAGAAAGATTTACAAGAAAAAATTTACCTCATGTAGTAGATGGTAAAGTTAAACCAGGTTTGTATGTACACTCTGGTAATAAAAGAGTATATTGGGCAAGACAAAATGGTTACACACATATTGAAGGTTATATGATAAATGAAAGAGAAGATAAAGCAATGACAAGAGCACATACTCATATCTCACACGATAGGATACCTAAATGAAACTTACAATAGTAGGAACTCAAAGTGTATGTCAAAGCATACATCATGCTCTTACAAATCAAAAAGAGAGATTAATAGAGTTTCATCAAATACCTGTTAAGCATGAAAAAGAATATCATAACAATACAATGTTAACTTATGGTGATCTTTGGAATATACAAACCTCAGATGCAATTTGTTTGTTTGGTACATGGGATAGTGACGATAAAAATAGAAAGTGGCATCCTGAAACAAATACAAGAAGACAAGCATTTATCAATGAAGTAAATAAGTTATTTGTAAATATTGCTAAGTTATATAATAAGAAAGTTATAGTGTTTGAAACAGCAACAATGAGTAGATGCCGACAAGCAATATCAGGCAACAAACACTGGAAAGATGAGAGCCCAAAATATTATCGTATGGGTCTTAATCACTGGACATATGGACTTGCTAAATTTTGTACACCTCTAAGTGAGAACAGATTAGAACAATTTATATTAGATAATGCTAAATACAAAGAACAATTAACACAACAATTTTATCATCACAGATGGAAGAATAATAAAAGTGGCAAGATAGTAATAATGACAGGATTAGAAAATGATCCTACTAGTACAATGCCAGGTCCTGAGTTTGTTGAAAAGAGTATCGCAGAAATAAGAAAACATACAGATAGAGAGATCATAGTCAAACCTCACCCTATGAGTGATTACGTGCCTAAGAGGCACGCTATGGTCGCTAAACATATGTCTCTTAAAGATTTAGCACCACTTTTATATTGTGCAGTATTAGACAACAGCACATCTATATTTGAATTAACAATGTTGGGCATACCTTGCTTTACTACAAAAGCAAACTTTGGTTATAAGTTAGGTAATACAGACCTATCTAAAATTAATGATATATATTATAGTGATGAAAATACTATGAGAGAGTGGTGGAATGAAATGTGCCACACAGAATTTAGAGAGAATGAATTTAAAGATAGTATGATATTTGATTACTTACAGGAGTTAGTACAATGAACGAACCATTACCACACCACTTAGGTGGACATAAAAATAGAACACACACAGATGAAGGTGTATTAAGATTTGCTAGAGATGAACTAGGCGTCAAGTCTATGTTAGATATAGGTTGTGGCCCAGGTGGTCAGGTCTACAAGGCAATTGAAATGGGTATTGACGCAAGAGGTATAGATGGTGATCATACACTTGTTAGAGATAAACCAGAACTATTTGAATTACATGATTTTACAAAAGGTAAGTTTGAAAATTACAAAACTAAATTTGATATGATTTGGTGTTGTGAGTTTGTTGAGCATGTAGAAAAACAATTTGAAGATAACTGGATGTCACTAATGCAAAGTGCAAAATATGTTTTTGTAACCTATTCAGAACCAGGTAAACCAGGACATCATCATGTTAATTTAGAAGATAAACACTACTGGTTAGAATTATTTAAGAAGTATGGTTTTACTTATAGAGAAGATTATACCTTTTCATCAAAAGCAAGATCAACTATGGAGAGAGAGTTTTGGCGAAGCAGAGGACTAGTATTTGAAAATGTTAAATTTGACTAATCATAAATTAAACGAATACGAAGGTTATAATCCACATCTTCATATCAAGCAATTTATCAACAATGAAGATTACGAAACTTTACTTGAACAATATCCAGATGATAGTTTATTTAAAGATGAAATACCTGATAGTAGAAAACATGGTCAAAGACCTCATTGTAGAAGATTAATGGTTGTTAAAACAGGTAAAGAAAGTCCTTACTTTGATCCATATATTAAAAGTATAAATGATTTACCTTTTGTCTGGCAAACATTATTAGCAGAATTAAAAAGTAAAGACTATAAAGAATTTATGTGTGATCTATTGAAGATAAAAGATTTTAGAATTAGATTTGATTTTCATAGAACACAAAGTGGTTTAGATGTATCACCTCATGTAGATAGTATTGGTAAATATGCGTCTCACCTTTTATACTTTATGCCAAAAGGTTGGAAAGAAGAGTATGGTGGTTCTACTATTTTTTATAGAGGTAGAAAAGTAAACAAAATGAATCCTGAACCCACAGACTTTGAAGAGAGTAAATCATATCCTACTTCAGGCAATACATCATTAATATTTAAAAATGTACCTGAAGGTTGGCATGGTATAACCGAAGTAAAAACTGATAACATTGATAGACAGATATGTAATGTTCTAATCTTAAAGAAAGACTTATAATGGCACAGATGGATGAGATAGAACAATTGTCTTATGAAGAGAGTAAAAGACAAGCAAAAGAGAGAAAAGATAGAGGTAAAAATATGATTAGACCATTTACCTTTGATGAAGAAAAAATATTAAGAGATGGTTTATATAATAATAATATAGAGGAAAAAGATGAAAAGACACTATCTGAAAAATTACAAGACGAATTGGAACCAATAGATGGCTAACACATTAAACAGAATACTAAACAAAGTTAGTAAGTTAGGTCCTGAGTATCATTGTATGCACCAAGAGATACACCCAACAGGTGCTGGTACTAGAAGATATATTTTATATAAGATTATTGAACCAATTAATAACCCAAAAACAGACTTTGGCAAACAAGAGTTTTTAAACAAACCTTTACCTGCTTTAGAGTTTGAAAATTTTATAGATAAACTTATAGATGACGAATGATGAAGCAAAGGCGCTGTTTAAAAAAAATATACAATCAGTTGAGATAGGGACTCACAACTATTGTAATAGGACTTGTACATTTTGTCCTCTATCAGTAGAGGGTGTTAATAGACGTAAGTTTAAAAACACCATTTTTATGAAAGATGAAATGTACGAAAATATTATGAAACAATTAAGTGAAGTCAACTTTGCAGGTCGTTTAGATTTTAGTAGATACCATGAACCTACATCTCATAAAGAATACATTTTAAAAAAGATTAAGATTGCAAGAAAGTATTTACCACTTGCAAAGATAAGTCTTAACACTAATTCAGATTACATAAACAAAGAATATCATCAACAACTTGTTGACGCAGGCGTAGATAGTTTTGCTTTTCAAGCATATATGAAAAATGGTGCTAACAAGTTTGATGAAGACGAGGTGTTTAAAAGAATTAATTATATAACTGATAGATTAGGTGCACCTAGAATTAATAAAGAAGAACACAAAAACAAAGAGTGGATTATATACAAACTACCAGAAAGATTTAAAGGTAAAATACACGCAAGAAATTATTGGGTAAATGGTGTGAACAGAGCAGGTACGGTTTTAGATACTAACTATACAAGAACTAAACCATGTACAAGTATGAACAAAGGCGTTTACATAGATTATAATGGTAGTATGACGGCTTGTTGTGATATGTTGACACCAGAACTACATAGTAAATGGGAAGTAGGTAATTTAGAAAAACAACCTAGTCTATTTTTAAATTATACAAGTAGATACTATACAAAATTTAGAGAAAGAATTACAAA